TATAAAGAGCAAACAGAATTTTACAAAATAGAGAATAGATATGGCAGAGTTGGGATTACAACAAGCTGTTGAAGATGATTGGTATACAATAATTCAATCTATGACAGAAGAAGAAAGAGTAGCTGCATTTGAGGGTCGGGAATGGGTACAAAGTGGTATGTATGATGGGGGATATGATGTATCGGCACATACTGATTATGATGAATATAATTCAGAGCTAAAGAATGCATTTGATATGGGTATTAATCATGAATTAGTAGCAATAGAAGTAGAAGAGGTTGAAGATTCAGAAGATATAGGAATTGGAGGTGGTGGAATAGCAGTAGTAGAGCAACCAATAAAGCCGGTACCAGGACCATGGGCTCCATTTTCAATTCAGGTTGCTGTACACATTAGAAAACAAAAAAAGGCATTCGCACCGCCACCACCGCCACAAGCTAGAAAACAGTTTGCAGAAAAGGTTGTTTCAGAATATGATAAAGTTATAGGAAACACTACAGACTTGTTTTATCACAATGGAGTTATGAGAACAAATAGTGGATTATTTAAAATTATGCTCAAGGTTGGATTAGATATTCTTTCCGTAATAAAATATTATGATGAAGAAAAATATGAAGCGCAGCTTACAGCAATAGGTCAGTCATATATTGATTTTTTAATAGATACATTAATTCCATATAAAGCTCAAGTTAAAGTGAAGGCAACAGCTGGTCTTGTTGCATCTGAAGTTGCTGAAAATTCACTTAAAGTTTTAGACCCATTAATGAATATCTTTTCAGAAGGATTAGAATTAATTGTTAAACTTATTGCTCCTTTAATTTCTAAGGAAGAGCAACGAGAAAACTGGTTAGCTATAGTAGATAATTTAGAGGCAAAAGAATTAGAAGCAGAAGAAGCTATAAGAGCAGAAATTGAAGAGCAGCAACAAACACAACAAACAATTCAGGAACAGCGAGACGCACTATTAGCCAATGAAGAATTAATAAAGGCAGAAACAGAAAAGTTTAAAAGAGACCTAGAGGCTAAACGAGAACAACTAAAAGAAGACACAAAACAGGTTCCAGAGATAATTATTATCAAGAACTTAGCTGCTGTTGGAGATTTGCTTGCAACGGTAGCATTTAAAACAATGGCAAATGGACTAGTGTTAAATTGGACAGGAGCGACAATGAAAACGTCTGTACCTCCACCTGGAGCTACTAATGTGGTTGCAAATCTTGTTCTAGTTCCATTTGTTGATAAGGGTAAGCTCATAAAGGGAATGAAAGCCGCAACAAAACAAGAAACAGAAGAGGATATGATTAAGCAGTATGTAAAATTATTTAAAGGGCATACAAAAACTCTATCAGGAATAACTATTGGTATGGTACCATTAGTTGGAGTTCCAACTCCTATTCCATTTCCTTGGATTGGATTAAAATGTGGCATATAAATAAGGAGAACAGTTATGAAAACTAGTAACTTTAAAGCAATAATAAGAGAAGCAGTAAAAGAGGAGCTTAGAGCTTCGCTTCCAAAACTTCTTAAAGAAAATGCAGCGATGGAATCTAAAAAACCGCCTGTTAGAAAATCAGAATTCATGGAGGGTATAAGTCACGCTATGAATCTACAAGATCAAGCAAAAACTTCGATTACAAAAGATAGAAAAAAATATTCTAATAAAATGTCCTTAACAGAAGCGCTAGCAGATACAGCCAATAGTGGACAGCGTATACCACAAGATGGTGCTTATCCAACAATGGATAAAGTATTTACGTCAGCAGATGTTCCTCAATCAACAGCATCTCCAGACGGTAGACCAATAAACATGGATAATGTTTCAGATGAAGTTATTAATAATTTGACAAAAGATTATAGTCAACTTATGCAGAAAGTTGATGAGAAATCGTCAGCAAGGAAGGTGTAATAAATGCCAACTAATGATCCAAACCAAACGCAATTTAATCCAATAGATGAAGATGATAGATTTGTGGGAATATTATTACCTATGTCAAATTCTGGCCAGGGATATTTTGCTCCAACTAAAACTACTAGGGAGGCTGCATATACAAATTTAAAAAATTTAATTTTAACAATGAAGGGTGAAAGGCCAATGCAGCCAGAGTTTGGTTGTGATATTCATTCAATGATTTTTGATCCAATAGGTGAGGATTTAAATGTTAGAGTTGATGGAGCAATTAGAGATGCAATAGCAGAATGGTTACCTTATATTGTTGTAGAAGATGTTGTAGTTAATACTACGAATGCCGATAAAGATAATAATAGTATTAGGATTACTCTTAAATATTCAATTAGTCTTATGGCCCATTCGTTAGACGAGTTAACCTTTGTTTCTGCAGGCGGAACAGTTATTGCTGCAGATGAAGTTAACCCAGCGTTTTTAGAATAGGAGATTGGTAATGCCCGATACACAAGTTAAAAAAGAAGTAAGATATATAAATAGGGATTTTGCAAGCCTTAGAACTAATTTAGTGAATTACGCTAAGGTTTACTTTCCAAACACCTACAACGATTTTAATGAGTCATCCCCTGGTATGATGTTTATAGAAATGGCTGCATATGTTGGAGATGTTCTGTCATACTATATGGATTCCCAAATTAAGGAATTATTTATTCAGCACGCAGAAGAGAGGAAGAACGTTGTAAATTTGGCTGAAGCATTGGGATATAAACCTAGGCAATCCTTTGCAGCGTCTACCACTTTAGATGTTTTTCAGTTGGTTCCATCAACGGGAACAGGCGAAAATAATAAACCAGATTATGTTTATTCGTTAATAATAGAAGAAGGAATGCAAGTTTCATCCACATTAGATTCAACTATAACCTTTAGAAGTAATGAGACTCTCAATTTTAATTTTTCAAGTTCTAATGATCCAACTACAGTTTCTATTTATGAGAGAGATGGTGGAACTGGAGAGCCAACTTATTATTTATTAAAGAAATCTGTAAAAGCAAGTTCAGGCGTAGTTGCTAGTGAAACGTTCACAGTTGGAGATCCACAAAAATATTTAAGAGTAGCATTAAACAATACTAAAATTTTAAAAATAGTTAGCGTAAAAGATTCAGATGGAAATACTTGGTATGAAGTTCCTTATTTAGCTCAAGATACAATTTTTAAAGAGCTTAGAAATACTGCAGAAAATGATCCACAATTTGCTCAGTATAATGATACTGCTCCATATTTATTAAAACTTAAAAAGACCTCTAGAAGATTTAGAACTAGAATTAGAGGAGACAATAGATTAGAATTACAATTTGGAGCAGGAATTTCTTCTGATCCTGATGAAGTAATTATTCCAAATCCAGATAATGTTGGTTCTAATTTACCTGGTGGAAGATCATATTTAGATGTTTCTATCGATCCATCAAATTTTCTATACACAAAGGCATATGGACAAATTCCTCAGAATACAACTTTAACTGTTAGCTATTTAACTGGAGGCGGACTATCTGACAATGTTCCTCAGGGAGATCTAACTACTATTTCAGGTATAGTTTCAACATACGATAACGATGCTGGAGTAGTTACAGGAATTAGTAATGTTGTTAAAGCATCAGTAGCAGTTAATAATGTTGAACCAGGTATAGGCGGAAAAGGACCAGAACTTATCCCCGAAATACGCAATAATGCTTTAGCACATTTTTCAGCACAGAATAGGGCAGTAACAATGGAAGATTATTTAATTAGAATATATTCTCTTCCTGAAAAATTTGGTAGAATAGATAAAGCATATATAGTTCAAGACGAACAGTTAAATAAGTCAAAGCTTTTACAACCAGTTAGTAGCACAGATGGTTCTTCTGTTTTACCAACTGATCAATCAGAGACAATTAAAAATCCATTAGCTTTAAATTGCTATGTGTTAGGTTTAAATTCTATTGGAAATTTAACTACAGTCAATGAAGCAATAAAACAAAATTTAAAAACGTATATGGGTCAATACAGAATATTGACTGATGCTGTTAATATTAAAGATGGATATATTGTTAATATTGGTGTAGATTTTGAAATCATAGTTTTAGCTGGGTATATTAAAAGAGAAGTGCTATTGTCGTGTGTATCTAAAGTTAAAGATATTTTTGCCTTAGATCAGTGGCAATTTAATCAACCAATAGCTCTATCTGATATTTATACTGAATTGGCTATTGTGGAAGGTGTACAATCGGTTATTAGTGTAGATATTAAAAATAACTGGGATGCCGATCTTGGGTATTCGGGAAATGTTTATGATATAGAAGAAGCAACAAAAAACGATATAATATATCCTTCTATGGATCCAGCAGTTTTTGAAGTTAAGTTTCCAGACAGTGATATTAAAGGTAAGGTAACGACAACATAGGAGAGTTAATGTGTTTTATTCGATATTTCCAGAGAAAGATGCAACATTATATGAAATAAGTTCAAGTCAAAATACTGGACTAGATGAAATATTAGAGCTTAAAAATACACAAGTCGTTGCGGCTGGAGCAACTGTACCATATAATTCTAGAATATTATTGAAGTTTGATGTGACAGCGGTTTCAAAATCTATAGTTGATGGCGATATAAATTCAAATGCTAAATTTTATTTACGATTATATACAACTAAAGCTGAAGAACTTCCACTTTCATATTCACTAGAAACATTTCCAGTTAGTCAAAGTTGGGAGATGGGAACCGGGAGATATTACAATTTTCCAAAAACAACTGAAGGTACTAGTTGGAAATACAGAGATGGGCAATTAGCTAGTAATCAGTGGACTACAGAATCCTTTGCAGCCGGCTCAACCGGCGGATCTGTAACAGAAAATGGGGGTGGAACATGGTGGACTGTGTCTGGATCAGCTCAACAAGAGTTTAATTATTCAGAAACAGATCTAAATTTAGACGTTACAACTATAGTTAAAAATTGGATGACAGGATCTGTTTTAGCTGGTGGTGGAATTCCAAATGATGGATTTATAGTGAAAAGAGTTGATGCTGACGAAACTGAAGTTACTTCAGGATCATTAGGATCAATACAGTTCTTCTCTAGAGATACCCATACTATTTATCCTCCTAGATTAGATGTAGGATGGGATGATTCTGCATTTGCTACTGGATCTTTATCAGAATTAACTTCTAGCGAAAAGGTAGTTTATTTTAGAGGATCAAAACATGAGTATCCTTCTGGATCAAGAGTTAGATTTAGATTGAGAGGTAGAGAAAGATTCCCGCAAAAGTCTTATGTTACAACAGCAGCATATACCACTAGTAATTATTTTTTACCTACTAGTTCATATTATTCTATTAAGGATGCTCACACAGAAGATACAGTGGTTGATTTTGATGATAGCTACACTAAGATCAGTTGTGATTCAGATGGAAACTATTTTGATGTGTGGATGGAGGGTATGCAACCCGAAAGATATTATAGATTTATTTTAAAGGTTGAACAGAATAAATTAGTAGAATTTTTTGATAATGATTACTTATTTAAAGTGGTGAGATAAAATGGCAAGAGGTGGTTTAAAAAAAAGCTATGATAGGCAGAAAAAGAGTAGACTTTCAGATCCAGAGTTAGTACGATCTGGAGTAAATCTAAAAGATTCATCTCTTTTAGATTCCATAAAGGGTGGAATATTAGATGTAGAAACTGCACAGCTAAATACTTTAGTTGATATTTCTGGTAGTATTCCAACTAAGAGAAATGGGTATGGAGATGTAGTAGCCAAGTATGATATAGACACTATAACTTCAGCAATAGACGCAAGTCTAACTCAGACTAGATACGAGAATGAAACATTTGAAAAGGTATTAGATACTTCAATATCAGAGTTACTTCCAACTGGTGGTGGATTAAATCCAAAAGAATTTTTTGCTAATTATGAACAACTAAAAGATACATTTCCATCCTACGCAACAGCAGCGTCTCATGAATATTTATATAGTTCAAGTTTAAGTTATTTAGCAGATGAAGCTGGAGCAGCAGGAGTAGGAGAATTTACAGAACTAGATGCTCCAGAAATAACTGTACAGCCTATTGGTCCAAGAGTTGTTAGTGATGAAGTTGAAATTGAAATAGGACCTGTTGGAGCAATAGGATTAGATTTAAAATTTCAGTGGAGAAAAGATGGATCTGAAATTCCAAACGCTACGGAGCCTTCATATATTATATCTGAAGCTAAAGAAGATGACAATGGAATTTATACTTGTCAAATTTCAAATGAAGCCGGAGCGTTATTATCTTCAGATGTCAAATTAGAAGTTATTCCATTTTATAGTTCTGGTCTAGTTGAAAGCAATATGATAGAAAATGGTGGCGGAGAAAAAGGAGTTACAGGGTGGACGGCCGCTGTTGGTGAAGTTGGGGCTGAAGCATATCAACAGGATTCCATAAAGATTTTTCCAGCATGGGAAGATTGGGATAATATAGTTGCAGAACAGTATCCATATTTACAAGTCACAGATGGTGGTGAAATATATCTTAATGGAGGAGATAATGCTATTACAGTCACATATCAAGATATAGATTTAAAACCAATAGCAAAGGGTGTAACTGGAGAAGTTGAAGGGGTGGATGGATTTAGATATGTTTTTTATGGTTGGCTTGGGGGCCATGAAGAACAAGGTGATTTTTCTAGATGTAAAGTAGAATGGATGGATGCTGGAAATACAATTTTAGATGCACATGAAATTGTGATGAATACGTCCGATAGAACATATATAGTTCCTGGGAGTGGTAACTCAGCAATAATATTAGCTGGATTTGGTGATGAAAGAAATATGTTCCATGATTTTCCTACTACTAATAGTATTACTACACCACTATTAGATG